GTTGCCAAGAAGTACAAGGCGGCTGGCGGGGGTTACCGAGATTGAAAGCGCCTCAAAAATCATTGAAGGATTGGGGCGACCAAAAATGGAGAACCAAAAGTGGTAAAAAATCTTCTGACACTGGTGAAAGATACCTTCCAAGTGCTGCGATCAAAAGTCTCAGCCCTAGTGAATACGCTGCGACAACGCGTGCGAAACGTGCTGGCAAAAAAGCCGGAAAACAATTCGTAGCGCAACCAAAATCAATCGCAAAGAAAACGGCAGGATTTAGATGACCACTTCGGGAACCGCAGCGTTTAATCTTGACCTCACGGAAATTGTTGAGGAAGCATTTGAGCGTGCGGGCTCTGAACTACGCACGGGTTACGACTTACGCACTGCCCGCCGTTCGCTTAATTTGTTATTTGCTGATTGGGCAAACCGTGGCATTAACATGTGGACGTTTGAGCAGGGGACGCTTACTCTGACACAAGGTTTAGCTACGTACGCACTGCCCGACGACACAGTAGATTTGCTAGAACACGTTATTCGTACAGGTGGTGGTAATGCATCCACACAGGCTGACCTGACAATTACACGTATTAGTGTTTCTACCTATGCAACTATCCCTAACAAACTACAGCAAGCCCGCCCAATTCAAGTGTGGTTTCAGCGTTTAGCAGGTCAGACTTCATCGGTTGGGACTACATTAAATGGTGGAATTACAGCTACGGCCACCACAATTACGCTGACTTCGACTGCGGGGCTTCCTGCTACTGGGTTTGTTTTGATCGGCACAGAGACTGTGCAATACGGATACATTAGCGGCAATCAATTGATGAACTGTTTCCGTGGGCAAAATGGAACCCCAGCATCGGCGCATTTAACCGGCGTTAGTGTTTTCTCACAAAACTTGCCATCCGTTACTGTTTGGCCGACTCCCGATGGATCACAAACCTATCAATTCGTTTACTGGCGTATGCGTCGTATTGACGATGCAGGTGGCGGCGTTCGGACTATGGATGTACCTTTCCGTTTCCTACCCTGCTTGGTTGCTGGACTCGCCTACTATCTTGCACTTAAGGTAGAGAACGGCGCTCAACGTTTGGACGTTTTAAAAGTTCAATACGACGAAGCTTGGCAGTTAGCTGCTGGCGAAGATCAAGAAAAAGCCGCTATTAGATTTGTACCGAGGCAAATGTTTATTGGTGGGGGCACCTAATGGGTAATCGGTTTGCTTCCGGTAAGAACAGTATCGCCATGTGCGATCGCTGTGGCTTCCAATTCAAGCTGACCGCGCTTCGTAAAGAAATCCAGAAGACTAAGATTTACAACCTGCTTGTATGTCCTGAGTGCTGGGATCCAGATCAGCCTCAGTTGTTATTGGGTATGTACCCAGTTGATGACCCACAAGCTGTACGTAATCCACGCCACGACACGACTTACGTAACGGCGGGGGTTAATACTGCTGGTTTTGTTACAGGTGGATCTAGAGATATTCAATGGGGTTGGGCACCAGTAGGTGGGGCACGAAGTTTTGATTCGGTTTTAACACCAAACTACTTGGTGTCAACGACATTTGTTGGTACAGTTACGGTAACTTAAAGGAGTCTAATATGGACAAAAAAGATTTAGCTCAAGACAAGAAGATGATTAAGTCTGCTGTCGGTAAGCACGAAAAAAATATGCACCCCGGCAAGAAGCCTACAAAGCTAAAAGCTGGTGGCCCTACATCTGAAGATCGTATGCGCTTAGGGCGCAATCTATCTCGCGCCGCAAATCAGGGGAAATAACATGGCTAAATTTAGCAAAAAAATGATGGGTAAAGAAGTTGGCGACGCTGCTACTTATGCTGCACCGCACAAAATGAATGGCAAGCCTTTGGTAATGTCAACCAATCCCGGCAAAGATTCCAGCATTAGTAGCCTTAGCACCATGAAAATGAGTGTTGGTAACTACAACAACGGCCAGAATGAAACTAAAACTTCAGGCATCAAAGTTCGCGGCACAGGCGCGGCGACCAAGGGAACTATGGCCAGAGGCCCAATGGCTTAAGTAACACATGACATACACTGAACTAGTTGCCGCTGTAACGACGTATACGCAGAATACGTACCCCACTGCTGACATGGATACCATGATTCAGCAGGCGGAGCAGCGCATCTATAACACAGTGCAGTTGGCGAACCTGCGTAAGAATATTACTTCTAATCTGATTAGTAATAACCCTTACATTTCGCCGCCTTCAGATTTTCTTTCCGTGTATAGCTGTGCAATATTTCCAGCTAATAGCGCAGGGCCTTACACCTACTTGTTGGATAAAGACGTTAACTTTATCCGTGAGGCGTACCCCACACAGACAGACACAGGCCAGCCCAAGTACTACGCCCTTTTTGGTTCAGAGACGGGAAGTCCTACAACACTGTCACTCATGTTTGGCCCTACCCCAGACGCTGCGTATGGCATAGAGTTGCACTATTTCTATTACCCAGAATCAATTGTTACGGCTGGCACAAGTTGGCTTGGTGAACATTTTGATATTGCTTTATTCAATGGCACCATGATGGAAGCCATCACGTACATGAAGGGCGAACCAGATTTGGTACAACTGTACACAATACGGTTTAACGAAGCCCTCATGATGCTTAAGAACTTGGGCGATGGCAAACAACGTAGCGATTCTTATCGCAATGGTCAGACTAGGGTGAAGGTCACATGAGCATAGTTCAGACCCAGACCACAAGCTTTAAAGCAGAGCTGTACCAAGGCATCCACAATCTATTGACGGATACTTTAAAGATAGCTTTGTACACCGCAAACGCAGATTTAAATGAAGATACCACTGCGTATACCAGCACAGGTGAGTTACCAACAGCAAACGGGTACACGCAGACTGGGGTAGTTTTGACGGGAGTTACCATTGGGACTTCTGGATATACCGCATTTGTTAGCTTTAATAACGTAACTTGGAACCCAGCATCATTTACAGCTAGAGCTGCTTTGATTTACAATTCAAGCAAGGCTAATCGCTCAATCGCGGTGTTGGATTTTGGGGCCGATAAAACGGCTACTGGTACGTTTGTAATAACCCTACCAGCAAATACTGCTAGTAGTGCAATCATCAGATCATCGAACTAAAGGAGTTCTTCATGCCCATTACACAAGCGATGCCAACGTCGTTCAAAGTCGACATTCTTAACGGCTATCAAAATTTTGGTACCGCCCCTGTACGCGCAACAGGCGCAACAGACACATTTAAAATTGCTCTGTACACAAGCTCGGCAACTTTGGATGCTACAACAGGTTTGTACAGCTCAACTACTAACGAAGTTCCTAACGGTAGTGGATATACAACAGGCGGTATAACACTGTCTGTTTCTGTTGCTCCAACATCTACAGGTACAACAGCGTATTTATCTTTTGCGTCTCCTGTTACTTGGACAAGTGCGACATTCAGTACAGCGGGCGCTTTGATTTATAACTCTACGCAAGGTGGTAGATCAGTTGCGGTGCTTTCTTTTGGATCAACAATTACTGTTACTGGTGGTGATTTCAACATCATTTTCCCAACGGCAGCGGCGGGTACAGCGATCCTTCAGATTGCATAACGGAGAAACCTCATGGCATTAATACTTGCTGATCGGGTTCAAGAAACCACAACAACCACTGGCACGGGGGCCGTCTCCCTTGCTGGTGCTGTTTCTAATTTTCGTGCGTTCTCCAGTGTACTGAGCGATCAAGACACAACATACTACGCAATTGTAGGTTCTTCGGTTTGGGAAATTGGCTTAGGGACTTACAACACATCCGGCAACACGTTGTCTCGCACAACGGTTTACGCAACTTCAAGCGGTACAACATCGCCTTTGACTTTGGCGGCTGGTACATACAACGTTTGGATTGACGCTGCGGCCACACCTATGGTGTTTAAAGACGCTGCTGGCACCATTCCTAGCCCAACATTCTCAGGCACTATTTCTGGCCAACCAATTGTAGCAACTACAAGCTCGTTGGCTCCTCAGATTGTGACTGTAGACTTTGGCAATACAGGCAGTGAATACAATCTTGCAACAACTGCTACGCAAACGTATGGCACGATAGCTACATCTGCGGCTACTGGCACGGGTTCTGTGGCTACGTTAACGTTTGCAACTCAAACGATTGCAATTCCTGTAGGTACAACAATTATAGTAGCGGGTGTAACGCCATCAGGTTACAACGGCACTTTTGTGGTTACGGCATCAACGACTACAACTGTGTCTTACGCCAATAGCACAACTGCGGCGCAGTCAGTAGCAGGCACCATAGCACCCCAGCTGGCTATTATTAGTTTTGCAACCCAGATAGCGTCTAATCCTATTTCAGTGGGAACTAAGGCACATCTTAGTGGTATTGCAGCAACCAATGCAACAATTGCGACTACAGCAACGTCTAGTACGGCTTCAACAGCAACAATTTCTTTTGCGGCACAAAGTATTGCACCACCCGTAGGCTCAGTATTTACTATTGCAGGCGTAAACCCTACCGCTTATAACGGTGTGCACATTGTAACGGCCTCAACTACAACATCGGTTACTTACGCTACGGGCGCAAATCCCGGCGCACAAGTTGTGGCTGGAACTATTGCGTTTAACTACAATGGCACGTACACCATCAAAGCTTCTACGCAGTCATCTATTTACATTGAAAGCTTGGCATCTGGCGTACAGACAACTGCGGGCACTTATGTTGGCGGCAACCTGTACGGTGAGTTTAGCCAAAGCGCAACTGCAACTTTATCGAGCGCGTTGTTTAATTCGCTTACGTATTTAACAGCGCTTCCTAACGCCGCTACCCAGCCTATCATTTTGTATAGCCAAGGTGTAAGTACTGGTGTAAACTCGTTTGGTGATGAGTATGAAATGGACAACTTAGTGATTGCGGCACAGCCTATAGCTGGCGCAACAGGAACAACCTCACCAAACGTGAATTTGTACATAACCGCAACCCCCGGCCCAATCGCCGGAATTCGTCAAATCGCTTTAAAACTTAACTAGGAGTTTCATCATGGCAATTATTCAATCTGGTTTGTCCGGCACGTCTTTGATGACGGTAGACCCAACACTGACCGCAGCTCGCGTATCAATCCGTCCAATTGAACAACTGGGTACATACCAAGTTGGTCTTCTTACTGGTGCGGTTACTGGTGTAGCCGCTGGTGGCCCACTCTTCTCAATGCGTTTTGTGGCTGGTACTGTTGGTACGCAACCTCAGATTGCAATCATCCAGAAGATCACAATCAACTACGTTTTGACCACTGGTTTTACTACGGCGCAGCAAATTGGTTTTAACGCTTTTATTGCACGTTCGTTTACTGCTTCAGACACCGGCGGCTCGTCTGTCACTCTGTCCGGTAATAACAACAAGAACCGTACCGTAATGCCTACTTCGCAGATTAGCGTGTCAGGTGATATGCGTATTGCTTCTACCGCTGCTTTGACTGCTGGTACTAGAACGCTGGACACCAATGCCTTCGCTGTGACTAATGGTTGGGCGGGTAGCACACTGTTAACAACAGGCGTAGTCCCATTGCAACAGGTGGAACTGTATCAAAACGGCGGTAATGAGTACCCAATTATTCTGGCAAATAACGAAGGTATTGTTATTACCAACGCTGTTGCGATGGGTGCTACTGGTGTAATGACTGTTGCAGTTAACATTGAGTGGACTGAGTCTGGTTCTACTGCCGCTGGTATTGCATACTAATCCATGAAGGAATAGGGATATGGCACTTGGCTTTAATCCGATTTCGGCATCGCCGATCTCGTCTATCCCTATTTACTACCCCTTTTTTACGGGGTTAGTAGCTACTGGTTCTGTTGGAACTGTAACTGCCACTGCTGGTAGATCATTTACGGTTACGGGTGTTGTTGGTACAGGTATTATTAGAAGTGTTACGTCTGGTCAGGGCGCGACTTTTACTTTGACTGGTGTTAGAGGAACCGCGACTGTTACCGACCATCAGTGCGTAAGAACGTGGAATCCGGTGAATACTTTGCTTTGTTAGGAATATAAATGGCATCGACGTACTCCACAACACTACGCTTAACCTTGCAGGGTACCGGAGACAATCCCGGTTCTTGGGGAACGATTACCAATACGAATTTAGGTACGTTAATAGAGCAGGCCATTACAGGCTACGGCACAATCACTGTTAGCGATGCTGGTGATACAACATTGACGGCGCTTGACGGTTTGCCAGATCAGTCCCGTAATATGTACTTGAACTTAACGGGTGCGATTACTGGGACACGTAATGTTGTTGCTCCATCTACAAATGGAGGCTTGCCTGTCACCAAAATGTACATCGTTAAAAACGGTACAACAGGTGGTCAATCCATAGTTATTAAAACAAACGCGGTTGGTAGCACGGGTGTAACTATACCAAACGGCGCAACACTTGTTGTTTGGAGTGATGGCACAAACGTTACTACTACAACTACGTACCTACCGGCAATTTCTGGGACGGCGATAACTAACAGTACTATTAATAGTACGCCCATTGGTAGCACTACACCCTCGTCAGGAAACTTTACGTCAGGTTCGTACCAAACACTTAATATCAGTACAGGCGGAAGTCTTACAGGTGTGACGCTAGCAAATGCTACGGGAAGTCTTACAACGGCCACAATTGGTACAGCCACAATCAATGGCGGCACTATTAACAGTACGTCTATTGGCTCTGTTATTCCAAGCACGGGCGCTTTTTCCACATTGTCTTCAACGGGCGGAGCGCTTAACGGAACGATAGGCGCGGCTACTCCTGCCTCAGGCGCGTTTACCACTCTAGCTTCTTCTGGCGTATACACAAACACGGTTGCTGATGGTTCATCACCGATGACCATTACATCTACGACAAGGGTCAGTAACTTAAACGTAGCGCGATCTGGCTTTACAGATACAACAACGGTTACCGCAAGCTCTACAAATGCGACGTTTTTTCCTGTGTTTGCATCGTCCACATCTGGCGCACAGGCATCTAATGTAAACGCTAGTTACACATTTAATCCGTCAACGGGTGCTCTAGCTATTACCGGCACTTTGACGGCCAATGCAGCATCATTGACTACACCATTACCAACAACATCTGGTGGTACAGGTACTTCAACGGGCTTTCTTGCTCCTCGCGTGGTTGCGGTTGCAAGTGGAACAACCATTACGCCCAACATCAATACATCCGATGTGGTGTATCAGCCCAACGTAACCTCTGCGGGTACGTTGACAATCAATGCGCCTACAGGCACACCTGTTGATGGGCAGAAACTGATTCTTAGGATTAACTGCACCAACGCGCAGGTGTTAAGTTTCAATGCAATTTACTCGTCTTCTACCTCGTTGGGTTTCCCAGCGTCTACGTCTGGCGCGTCTAAGACCGACTACTTAGGGTTCATTTACAATAGCGCCACAACCAAGTGGAACTTTGTTGCTCAAGTCCTTGGCTTCTAAGGAGTAACAATGGCAACGTACTATTGGGTAGGTGGTTCTGGGACTTGGGATGCTTCTAATACAACCAATTGGTCTACCTCTAGTGGCGGTGCTGGTGGGTTTGGCCCCCCTACTCGAGAAGATGCGGTAATTTTTGACACCAACTCTGCCGCTGGTAACTACACTGTACAAGTATGTGCTTTCACTTATGACTCAGTGTGCGCACGCATAACTGCCACAGCACCCGCAGCGGGCGCGGGCAACATTACTTTTTCAAATACAGTGGGTGATAACGGTCTTTTTATGCGGTGCGGTTCGCCAACTGCCGCGTTGACCACAACTATAAACATATATAACGGCGCTATTTTTACCCCCGGCGCTTCTACCGGGCGCATGGAAATAGAAATGTTTGCGTTTGCTGGCGGTACGTCAAGCGTTACGTTTAATGGTAGTGGGGCGGCTACCCAACCTATTGTTTTTTTTATAACTTATGGGTCAAGTAGCGTAGTTAGTACATTGAATTTTTGTAATTCAACTACGCAAACATTTTCTGCTGTAAACGTTTCTAGTGGGCTAGTTTACTCCTACCCAACAAGTACTACCTATAATACTTTTAACTGTACATCAGCCAATATATCAATACTTGGCGGTTACGGTGGTACAGAGTTTTTTGGATTTGGTCTCCTTAGCGGTAATTCGTCTGGTTATCTAAGCTTATACCAATACAACGGCAATATTGCCCTTACTAGTACTAGCTTTACTATTGGGACGGCGGCTACACGTACTTCGGCTCCCTACGGCGGTGCATTTTTTATTTCCGCTGCCGGTTCAGCAGGCACTCTTTCTTGCTCGGGTACAAGTATTAGTATTTTAAGAGTACCAACTACAAATAATTATGATAATCAATACTATTTTCATATTTCTGAGTATTATACCTGTAGCACTCAACTTGCAAACGTAACGCTTTCAAACGGCGCACCGATGGGGTATGGGGCAAGTTACTATTCTAGTTTTGGAAACGTATCGGGGTTAAGCGGAAATTTAGTTGTATCAAACACGGTTTCAAACGCAGCCGGATTATACTTATCCGTATACGCATATTTTTATAGTAATTTTACTATTGCCGGTACAACAACAATAACGGCAGCAACCCTTTATTTATTTAGTTCTACCTCTAGTCATACTATTACGCATACTGGGGCCGTATCACTAACTGGCAGTGCGTTAGGTATGTCTACATATACTGGTACTACAAGTGGTGATCTTACTTTCAGCAGTACATTAACGTCTACAAATCCAACTTCTTTTGCCGCATCGCACACAATTTATTTTGCAAACTCAGCAATAAAGGCTGCTGGTAATGTAAGTCTTGTTGATACAACTTTAATAGTTTATGGCATTACTACAACAGGTGCAAGCAACACTTGGACACATGGCACTGTAAACGGAGTTTTTTATTACTCAGATATTTATGCGCCCGTTTCTTTAACAAAAGGTCTTACTACTCTTACAAACGTTGGTTATCGTGGTAACAATATAGTAGCAAATTGTTCTTTTGCTGCGCTGACATTATCTGGTGCAAGTTTTGATACGAACGGCGCAATAGTTATTACCGGCAATGTACTACTGTCTTCTTATTCGACAATTGGGTTGAGTGGTCTTTCTGCTAGCGACTACTCGGGTACAGGTGGAATAAGTATAACTGGAACTTTGACCTCTACAAACGCCGGAAATGTTGATGTTTTTCCGCCACATCTTATAACCACAGGCTCTGGCAATCTATCGGTAAGCTCAACCGTAAACCTTACGGATGCTTACATTAGTATTAACGGTAATGTGTCTTGCACCACGTTCACGCATTCAAATGTGGTTGCAAATGCCGTAAGTACTGCCAGTCAAGTTGACGGTGCTTTTTCTACTACTGGTGCTATTAGCCTTACCAAGGTTATTTACTCTATGGACACCACCGTGTCTGCAAATAGCGGCGCAAGTAATATAACTGTATCTGGTAGTTATATTGATTTTTTTGGAACTGTAACTGCTTCAACTTTAACGTTAGCAAATTCTTCAACCGCATATTCAACCGTAAATTTTTACACAGCTCCAACACTAGTAAGCTTGACTTCTACTTCAAGTTCTACTGGAGTTCATACCATAAACTTTGTTGGCGTTGGACTTGCAACATCGGGTGCGATATCTTTAGTAGATACTCAAATAACTGTACCCGGGGCAGTTTCTTGTACCACCTATACACACAGTAATACAGCAGCGGCGGCAATTGCGTTAACCAATACCTTTAGTAGTTCTTTTACTACTACTGGCGCAATCAGCATTACTAAAGCTACTTATGTTGTAAGCACCACCATGTCTAGCGGCGCAAGTAATACAACTTTGACTGGTTCAAATTTGACTGTAAGCAGCACCTTGGGTGGCTCAACTGTGACCTTGGCTAATTCAGTAAACGTTTACTCAACTCTAGCTGTTACTGGCGCTACATCAATCGCAAGTTTGGTTTCCACTTCTACCGGAACTGGCGCACACACCGCAAATTTTACTGCGTTCGCTACAACAGGTTTGGTGTCTTTAGTAGATACTACATTTCGTGCCGAGAGTACAACTAGCGTTGGTACAACTTGGACGCAAACAAAAACATCAACCGGAACGGCAAAATCCAGCAACATATTTAACGCCAACACAACTTTTGGCGGCAATACGGCGTTTACAAACTCTGATGTGTTTTTTGGTGGGCAGACAAATTCTGTTACGGGCACGTTTTCTTTTACTGTTACTAGCGCTACCAATGTAGTAAGTGAGGGTTTTTATCCTACAAACGATAACCCAGCAATTACGTTTTTATACAATGGCGCTTCAACACTCAGCGTGTCTGGCAGTTTTACGATTACGGGCGCAACAACAAACAGAACAAACGTTCGCACGTTTGTGCCTTACTTTGGCCAAGAACCCACAGCTTTAAAGTACAACCAAGTAACTATTAGTGTTGCAAGCGTATCGCTGAGCTATGTTAATTTCCAAAACGTAACGGCATCGGGTGCTACACCTTGGTCAGGTACGGCTTTAGGTAACGCTACTGGAAACAATAACATTACGTTTGCCGCTGCTACATCTCGTTTTCTTGTAGCGTCTAGTGGTACTGTTCAGAGCAACACAGCAATATGGGCAAATAGTTCTGGCGGTGCTACGTCAATTAACAACTACCCACTACCTCAAGACACAATTGTCGTAGACAATAACTCTGCTTCTGTGGGCAATGTCGATTTAAATTTTGCCAGTGTTGTGTACGTAACCAATATAGTTGGGCAAGCAAGCATAAATAGGCAAGTAACGTTTTATAGGGCTGATCGTAGTTCGCTTATATTGCTAGGAAACATAACGCTATTTACACCCACTGCCGGTGGGCTTGTTTTTTTACTACTAAATATTACGCTAACCAATGCGTCCCCTGCGTCGGCGCACATACTTTCTTGGCCTACAGGATATGCGCCTTTATCTACTGGTAACGTACTGCTTTACCTGTATTCTTTAGGGTCAATGACTCTTTCCGGTTCAACATCAACAAGCACCTTTTTTGGATCAATTGCAAATGAGACCGAAACCCCGGCTTCCGGTTCATATGGGTCGTTTACTGTAACTGATGGAGTTGAAACTTATGCACTTTTGCAAATCATAATTGCAAACTCAACCGTCCATAACTTCACGTCTTCAAAGATATACACAAATGTGTTTAATGTTCCGCAGGTTGCTATTACTGCGTACACAGTGAGTCCGTTGAGCGTGTTTTCTACTATGATTGAAGTAACTGCTAATTACGTTGGTACTTTAAACATCACGTCTGGATGGGGCACCATACAACGGGTGAATGTTGATTCTATTGGAACATTAAATATATCAACAATCGACGTTCCCGTTTCTAGTTCTTTAAACATAGGCCCCGGTGGTTTTACCGCAAATTGCACCGTTGGTAATATGACAGGTGGAGGAACGGCAGCAGCACCAATTTTCCTTTACGGCAATAATGGCCTTGCGGGAACAATTACCAAATCAGGCGGTGGTTTTGTGCAGTTAAACTATGTCCGTCCATTCAATCTGAGCGCGGCCCCTGCAAATACATTCTTTGCAACCAATTCTTCTCTAGCCCCAAGCGGTACAGCAACCGGTTGGACATTCTCAGCAGCCCCCGGCGGTGCAGCGGGTGGTAACTTTTTCTTGGAGTTTTAAAATGAAACAAATCATCGAAGCAACTTTAGACGCTAACGGCCAATTGATGCCCAAACACGAGATCGACCAATTATGCGGGGCTTGCGGGTACGACCTGACCGCAGAAGAACTTCAGGCTGCTACGTGCGCCGACTGCGGTGCACCCCTTGAAGTCAAACAAAACGCAACCGTACACGTGATGGCAATGCCTGTATTTGGCTCTGTCAATATGTAGCCATGAGAGATTGGGTCGAAGCGTTTATCGTTGCGGCTTTTGTGACCATCTTTGTTGTATGGGGCACGTTTACCATTCTATGGATATGGCGATGATTCATGCGTTGGCTCATTCTGTTACTGCTGTTGGGGCTAGTTGGAGCCGTAGCCAAGAGTGGGTGCCATGTGCGCGAGTTCTATGGGATTGGCTACACTATCCACAACCCGTCAGAACGCCATCAGCAAATGATTGCGTGGCTCAAAAACAATGCGCAGTATTGCAAACCAGAAGACTATGTAGTGATATGGAACAACCTGCCCATGTGGGCGGGCACGGCGGATTCAGCGGAAACCAGAGCGTTAATTTTGCATGGTTACGAAGAGGCACTCAAGCGTGAAAAGAAATGATTCCTCCGCTACACAAGTGGTATCCCATGACTGGGGTAGCCGACTACCCGACTAAGACAGATGCGCTTGAGCGCAGAGCAGAGCGCATGCAAGAAGAATATGCACAAGCGTTGAAGATGAAGAAGGTGAAGGACAAAATTGATGATCTTGAGTTTGAGTTGTACGTGAAGAAGGCAGAACGCAATCAACTTAACCTTGAGATATTTACAAACCGTAAGCTGGACATTTATGTATGACCAAGAAGCCAATACCAAAGCCTCAGATGGAAACAAAAGAAAAACTGACTTTGTGGGTCACATTGATGGTAAGCACCACCCTTTGTGTCTCGGTGCTGGCCATGGTGACAGCCTTTATGTTAGGACTATGGGCCAAGGAAGTGGACAACGCAGAAATATTCAAGATGATTTCACCCGCTTTTTCTACTCTTATCGGCGGCATGATTGGGTTCCTGTCTGGTATCAAACTCATGCAAAATGAAGACACCAAACCAAAGGATAAGTAATGGCGCAGTTTGAACCAGCCTTTGAGCAAATGATTAGAGATGAGGGCGGCTACGTCCTCCACGAAGTGCCCGGCGACACAGGCGGTATGACCTACGCGGGTATTGCTAGGAACAAGAACCCACAGTGGCCCGGCTGGACACTGGTTGACAAGAAAGAGTTTGGCGGCTCCCTGACGCCTATGGTGCGTGAGTTCTATCGCATCGAGTTCTGGGACAAGATGCGCGGCAATGAGATTTCAAACCAAGACGTAGCAAACACCATCTTTAACTTTGGGGTAAATGCTGGCATGGGCATGGCGGTCAAGCTTGCTCAGTTGATAGTTGGCGCTACGCCTGATGGCGGTATTGGTGCTAAAACCGTTGAAAAGCTAAACCAAGTCGCAGACGGGCAACGGTTCAAGGAGTCCTATGCCTTGGCTAAGATTGCCCGTTACGTTGAGATATGCAACAAAAACCCCGTGCAGGCCAAGTTCCTCAAGGGCTGGATTAACCGCACACTGAAAGGTCTAGCATGAGCTTGCTTGCCGTTGGATCAATTATTGAAGCTGTTGGCAAGGTTGCGGGCGACCTCATTACGACCGACAAAGAAAAGATGGAAATGGAGATTGAGCAGAGAAAGCTTGATCTTGAAGAGAAGCGCATTGACCAAGCCACAGACCTAGCCCAGATTGAGGTCAACAAGATTGAAGCCGCCTCTTCTAGCGTGTTTGTTAGTGGCTGGAGACCTGCCATTGGTTGGATCGGTGTAGCGGCTATGGGATATCAGTTTTTGCTGTACCCGCTGTTCCAATGGGCATGGAAATATTTGCAGGCTATGGGTTGGGTTCCTGTTGGTATGGATCCCCCGCCGGTACTAGACGCAGACCAGCTTTGGGTGATATTATCAGGCATCTTGGGCATTGCCGGTATGCGTTCTTTTGAGAAGACCAAAGGCGTTGCCAGCAAATAAAGGTAGCCCATGCCATTACAAAAAGTTCTGTTTAAGCCGGGCGTCAACCGGGAGAACACTCGATACACCACCGAAGGCGGCTGGTACGAGTGCGACAAGATCCGTTTCCGTCAAGGCACACCGGAAGTCATTGGCGGTTGGCAACAACTTTCAAGCAACACTTTTTTAGGTGTATGCCGTTCATTGTGGAACTGGGTAACTTTAGCGGGCAACAACTATATCGGTGTTGGCACAAACCTCAAGTTTTACATCGAGGATGGCGGCGCTTATAACGACATTACCCCCATTAATTCAACCCAAGCACCACTAAGTGCAAATCCTTTCTTGGCTAACGGCACAAACATAGTCACAGTTACGGCTAATACAACTGGCTTGACTATTGGGACATCCGTTATATTTTCCGGGGCTACGGGCACATACGATACAACTCTAAATGCCGAGTTTTTGATTGAGTCCGTTGGGCCTACCTCTTTTACGATTGCTGTAGGTTTATCATTAACTGCGGGTTCCTATGGCGGTGCAAATGTATCCGCAACTTTTCTAGTTAGCGCTGGCCCTGCCGCACCCGTACCGCTTGTTGGTTGGGGTGCTGGTGCATGGAACGAGGCAGGCACTACTTGGGGTATTGGCGGAACAACTGCAACTGCCCTGCGTCTGTGGAACCAAATAAACTATGGTCAAGATTTAATTTTTGGCCCTCGTGGTGGAGGACTTTACTACTGGACAGCTAATAACGGTACAGGCACTAGAGGCGTTTTGCTTAGCTCTTTAGGCGGCACAGTCTCGTTTACAAATGCATCCCCAACAACTGTTGCATCTACGTCTTCAATTGCTTACACAGAAGGCGCAGCGCTTCAGTTTTCCGGTGCTTCACTACCTACCGGCGTAACCGCAGGGGTTACGTACTACGTAACTCAAGTTGTCGGCTTAACATTTAAGTTGATAACCGCAGCCGGTGCATTAGTTAATACAACTTCGTCTGGCACGGGAACGGTCTCAAACATTGTGGATGTGCCGACTGTCATAAACGCTTTGACTGTGTCAGATTCATCACGTTTTGTAATGACGTTTGGCTGTAACGATTATGGTTCCGCCATTCAAGACCCTATGTTGATTCGTTGGTCTGGGCAAAACGACCCTTACAACTGGACACCGGATGCTACAAACCAAGCGGGGTTTACCCGACTCTCTCACGGTTCAGAGATTATCACGACTGTCCAGACCCGCCAAGAGATTGTTGTGTTTACCGACTCTAGCGTGTACTCGCTTCAGTATCTTGGCCCCCCATTTGTGTGGGCACCGCAATTGCTCGGCGATAACATTTCGATCATAGGGCCTAACTCAGCCGTAATTGCTTCGGGCATAATTTATTGGATGGGCGTAGATAAGTTTTATTACTACGATGGCCGCATACAAACACTTAGCTGTGACCTGCTTCGCTATGTTTTCCAAGACTTAAATCAAGACCAAGCATTGCAAGTTTTCTGCGGTACAAACGAAGGTTTTAACGAAGTTTGGTGGTTTTATTGCTCTGCCAACAGCACCGCAATTGACAAGTACGTTGTGTATAACTACCTTGAAAAAGTTTGGTACTACGGCACAATGAGCCGCACCGCTTGGCTTGATTCTGGATTACTGTCGTTCCCTACTGCTGCAATTTATAATACCGATACTGCCACGGGTAATCTGGTTTCCCACGAAGAAGGACTTAATGACAACGCAACAGGCGTCCCTGTTCCAATCAGTGCTTATATTAGTTCATCCGAGTTTGATATTGGCGACGGCCATAACTTTGGTTTTGTTTGGCGCGTCTTACCAGACTTAACTTTTACAGAATCAACTGACGCCCCCAATGGGGATTCGGCAAGAGTCACTATGACTTTGTACGGCTTGGCTAACTCAGGCTCTGGGGTAACAAGTAGTGTCGGTCAACCCGTGGTTAGCGGCAGTTCTTATGTTATTACTGAAGAGTTTACAGGACAAATTGACACGCGCATACGTGCCCGACAGATGATTTTTAAAATTGAATCAAACCAACTGAACACAACTTGGCAAGCTGGCGCTGTGCGTATGGATATTCGTCCTGATGGGAGGCGTTAATGGCTATAACACTTGATACCGTAACAAACCCTGCGGCTCCTAACCTATTACTTGCGCCTAATGATTACCAACGTCAGTATACGGATCAGCTAAATAACGTCTTGCGTTTGTATTTCAACCAATTAAACACCGCCTCTGGTACTCAGACTACCAACGCCACCATACTGCAAGATGAGATAAACGCTTTAACTGCGGCTGTAGATTTGGCAACGCAAAGAAATCAAACGCTTATCTGGTTAGGTATGTAATGGCGTATCAAACAATTACCCCAACCCAACTTGGCCAAGCGGCCATGACGACTAGCTACGCCACACTGTACACAGTGCCCGCTAGTACAAGAACGTATCTAAAGCAGATGGATATTTGCAACACAAGCGCGTCGCCCATTAATATTTACGTGTCTATTGTGCCAAGCGCTGGTACGGCAGGTACGGCCAATTCTCTTTTTTATGCAACCCAACTGACGGGCAATACCACGCTTTCTTGGACGGGTACACAAATTATGAATACCGCTAGTACCCTTCAAGTTAAAGCCTCGGCAACGGGCGTAACAATAACTGCAAGTGGCGGAGAGGCTGTCTAATGTCTATTTCACAATTCCCACTGCCGTCTACCACGCCTGACATTGGCGGGGTCAACTACGATGCAGTAGATAAGCTGCGGGTATCAACGCCACAAGCGCTGATTGATACCGACTTTGAATACGGTATTCAGCCCACAAAGTGGGAAACATTGTCCCTTCAGAATAACCGTCAGTCTTGTTTTTACGATCCTTCCGCGCCTCTTACTTTTACGGGCATCTCAGGTGCGGGCACTAGAATTGTTACTGTGCTAACTACAACACCTCCGCCTGTTGGCAGCGTTGTATATATCCAGAACGCAACCGACTTTAATGCTAATGGTTGGTTTTATGTAGATACCATTTCGGCGGGCGTTAGCTTTACGTACACAACCATTATTGCAATTCCAGCGGGGTCAATTTACGACCCAGACCGTACGTATATATGGCAAGGCGCGTTTTTTTCGGGCTGCGGCATTCTCCTAAGTTCAGTAACTGCGTTTACTTACTCGGGTACCACCATTACTTGCACAACTGCGGGCGCACACGGACTTGAACCGAACAACAATATTTATGTGCGTAACACAACAGCTTCCACTAACGCACCCAACGGGGCATGGGTGGTGGCTACAACCCCTACGCAGAACACATTTACTTTTGCGGTGCTGAATGCGCCGACAGGGACAATTGGCAACGTTGCCAACGCTTTGACGTTGCATGCGCGGCCTGATGGTGTGGTGGAGCAGCGAGCCTTTGATGGTGGCGTTGCATTTACGGCGGGTTCAATCTGCCCCAATTCCCAAACTATGCGCCAGACGCGCCGTTATTTTCGCTACCAATCAGGTAAAGGAATTCAGTTCTCCACTGGCTCTACACTTCAGCCCGCCTTGTTCACCACGCAGATTTCTGCGGTGGGTACCACGGTCACGGTGACTTGCCGCTTCCCACACAACCTCGCGGTTAATACAACCATTATTGTGTCGGGCTGTCTGCCAGTTGAGTACAACGGCACATACGTGGTGACTTCCACGCCAACGCTAAATACGCTGACTTATACCGTACCGGTGGCTCCCGCAACAACCCCCGCAACAGGTTTCCCCCAGCGTGTAAGCGCAACAAATTGGTACGGCTCTTCTGTACGTGTCGGCATTTTTGATATGCAAAACGGCATGTTCTTTGAGTACGATGGCCAGACGCTGTACGCTGTGCGCCGTAACAGTGTGCTTCAGATTAATGGTGTTTC